ATTGTAAGCGACTATACAAATGGTAAATTTAATCTCTTGAAATGGGATCGACGAGAGGCTAAATACTATCCAATTAATTTCGATCTTTATCAGAAAGGATAATAATGAGTATAAAACAAAACATAAAATTTAACATACAAGATGAAATGTTAAATGATTCAAAAGACTTTTTAGATTCTGTAGAAGTAACTACAATAGCTATGGAATGTAAAAAATTAAAAGAAAAAGAAGATGAGGTTGCTGCGTTAGAAGAGCAATTAAAAAATAAAAAAGCAGAAGTAGACGACATTAGTTCTAGAGTTATACCTGAACTATTGGCCGAACAAGGATTATCAGAAATTAAACTAGCTGATGGTTCTTCTGTGACTGTTAAAAAAGAATTTAGATGCACTCTTCCGAAAGACGAAACGAAAAGAGAGCAATGCTATAAATGGCTTCGTGACCAAGGTTTAGAAGATATTATTAAAAATAATATTTTTGTAACTTTTGGAAAGGGAGAAGATGACAAGGCGAAACATTTGTTGAACCTTGCGCAGGAAAATGGTTTTGAGCCACAACAGAAATCTGATGTGTCTTGGAATACTTTGACTGCCTTATTCAGGGAGCGTATTGAGTCCGGGCTTGATATGCCCTCTGATGTCTTTAGTACGTGGATTAAAGACAAAACTAAAATAACCCGGAAATAACTAATGGAGAATGTGTAATGGCTAATGAAGTAGCAAAAAACGCAAATGCATCACTTGCCTTGTTTGGTGATGATGCAAAAGGTTTTGATAATATGACGCAAGAAGATCTTGCGTTGCCGTTTGTCAGAATCTTAGGACAGCTATCACCGCAGGTAACTGATGGTGATGCAAAGTATATAGAGGGTGCCAAACCTGGTATGATCTATAATACTGTTACCAGCGAACTTTACGATGGTAAGAAAGGTATCAAGGTTATTCCTTGTTACTACAAAAAAGATTATCCTGAGTGGTCGGATAGAGGGGATGGTCCAGGTGCTCCTGTGGCAATTCACTTACCGAACAGTCCGGTAATCGCGACAGGTAAGAGAGATGGGTCTAAGATTAGATTACCAAATGGTAATTACCTCGAAGAAACCGCATCTTACTTTGTAATGGTTGAGACTGCGACTGGTGGATATACACCAGCTCTAATCACAATGAAATCAACTCAATTAAATGTCAGTAAAAAGTGGAATTCTATGATGAAAACTACTCAAATTGCTGATGGCAAAGGTGGATTTGCAACTCCGCCTATGTTTGGGGTTGTGTATAATCTAGCATCAACGCTACAAAAGAACGATAAAGGTTCTTGGTACGGCTGGGTTGTGACACAGGACAGAATTTTAGGACAGGATGATAAGACTTTGTATTTAAATGCAAAGGATTTTTCAGGAAATGTTTCTAAAGGGAGCGTTCAAACAAAAGCAGATGTGGAAGAGAAGTCAGATAGTACTCCGTACTAGATGAAAAAAAAGGGGCGAAGGCAACTTCGCCCTTTACAAAGAATTGAGAAATGATAATGGAGAAGTTTAAATCAATATTTTTAGGATTAGATATCGCTTATGGACAATACCAACCCGGTGAGCGAGGAGAGAACGGAAAGCAAAAAGGCAAGGCTTTTATTTGTAGGGGGACAATTTCCGATAGTTTATGGAAAGATCACCTCGAAGGAAAAGGTCCAGCACTTGGTATCATCCCTATTACACAAAATAATGATTGTAGGTGGGGGTGTATTGATATTGACGAATATAACTTTGATCATCTTAGCCTCATACAAAGTATACGTAAACTTAATCTCCCATTAATAGTTTGCCGTAGTAAATCAGGCGGCGCACACGTATTTTTATTTACAAAAGAAAATATTCCTGCATCTTTGATGCAATCAAAATTAAAAGAAATAGCAATCGTGCTTGGGCACGAAGGTTGTGAAATTTTTCCAAAACAAACAGAGATACTTGTAGAACGTGGGGATACAGGTAACTTTTTAAACTTACCCTACTACAACCAAATGAAAGGACTAAGATATGCGATTGGCGATAACGGTGATGCTCTTGCACTTGAGCAGTTTTATACTGCGTATGATAAATATAGTTGCACCAGAGGAGATGTCGAAAATTTACAAATCACAAATGAAAAAAGAGAAGAGGCATTTCCATTCGGACCACCTTGTTTAAACAAACTGGCTATAACAGGATTTGGACAAGGATCTAGAAATAATGCTTTGTTTAACATTGCGGTGTTTTACAAACAATCTCAACCCGATACGTGGGAAGATAAAATTGTGGAGGCAAACCTAAAACATATGGATCCTCCACTTAGCAACAGTGAAGTTCAACAATTAATTAAATCTGTAAATAGAAAAGGTTATGACAAGTATCGATGTAAAGATGCACCAATCAATGGTGTATGTCAAGCTGGTCTATGTAGAACAAAAAGATTTGGTGTTGGATATGGAGAAGAGGAAATGCCTGTACTTGGTAGTTTGACCAAGTACACTTCTAATCCACCACAATGGTTTTTAGATGTGGGTGAATCGCGGATCGAATTAAAAACAGAACAACTATACAGTCCAAATTTATTTGCGTTAGCGTGTTTAGATCAAGCTAATTTAATTGTACCAATACCAAAACCAAAAGATTGGAAACAACATTTTTTAAAACCTATGATGAGTAATTTACAAGAAGTAGAACCTTTAGAATCTTTAGATCCTACAAACGAACTTACAGGTCTTTTACAAGATTGGACAACTAACAGACAGTCAGCAAGAACATTAGACGATATATTTAATAAACTTCCATACACAGATGATAAAAGAGAATTTACATATTTTAGAATGGAAGATTTTTATAGTTTTTTAAAAAAGAACAATTGGGATATGGATAAAATTAAAACAGGAAATTTATTAAAAAGATTAGATGATGTGTTTGTAGAAGAAACAAGATTAAGAATTAAATCACAACAGCCAAGGGTGGTTAAAATTAAAACTATGAAAAAAATAGAAGCAAGTGTTTCTAAAGTACAATACCAAGAAGAAGTTTTTTAATGAAATTTTCAAAAGACGTAGGCATAAATTGGCATTTAAGATTTAGATTAATAATACAAGAACTAACAGAAGAGTTAGAACTTACACAAGTACAGCTAAGAATAGCGGAAAGGAAACTAAAAAAGTATGAAGACAATAATACTAGGTCCACCAGGAACAGGAAAAACAACAACGTTGTTAAACTTAGTCGACGAATTTATACAAAATGGGATAAGACCTAAACAAATTGGATACTTTTCGTTTACTAAAAAAGCTGCAACAGAAGCGGCCACTCGTGCGTCTGAAAAATTTGGGTTAGACATAGAAAACGATTTACCTTTTTTTAGAACTTTACACTCTTACGCTTTTAATCAATTAGGAATGACAAAAGAAAAAATGATGGGTCACGAAGACTATAAGGAATTTGGGCAAAAATGTGGCATACCTATTAAGACTGCAAAATATTCTACAGAAGATGGAACTTTTAATTCTGACAATGAGTATCTTACAATTATAAATACGGCTAGAGTAAAACGTATGGACTTATTAGAGTATTACGATTCTAGACAAAACATATTAGACATTGAAAGAAATACATTGTATCTATTATCTGAAGAGTTAAAAAAATATAAAAGAGAAAAAGGTTTGAAAGATTTCACAGATTTATTAGAAGAATTTATTCAAAAAGAATCTCACAATAAATTTAAAGTTTTATTTATTGATGAAGCACAAGATTTATCTTTGTTACAATGGGATATGGTAAGAAAGATATGGGATGGTGCAGAAAAAACTTACATAGCTGGTGATGATGACCAAGCAATATTTAAATGGGCCGGTGCAGATGTAGATCATTTTATTGCACTTAAAGAAGAAGTAGATGATATACAAACTTTAAATCAATCTTATCGTATACCTGGTGGACCCATACACGAACTATCACAAAAAATTATAGGTAAAGTACAAAATAGATTTGATAAACAATATAAACCGAGAGCTGAAGTTGGTGTATTAAAAAGATACTCTGACATAACTCAAGTAGATATGTCAGAGGGCAACTGGTTAATACTATCATCAGCTAATCATTTTTTAAATGACGTAAAAGAAGTTTGTGAACTAAGGGGATGGTATTACCAATACAAAGGTATCAACTCTATACCTTTAAAACTTTTACTAGCAATTAATAATTGGGAATCTTGGCGTAAAGGATGCCACTTAAATACATTAGAAATAAAAAACATTTATGAATATTTAGGAACAAATGTTTTACCTGGATTTCAAAAAGGTAAAACTTTACATTCAGATGAAAAATATACAATAAAAGAATGTGAAAAAAACCACGGTTTAATTACAGACAAAGTTTGGTACGAAGCATTTGAAGGACTAGATCCTATCACTGAGAATTACATTCGTAATATGAGGGCGAATGGTGAAACGTTAAATAAAAATCCTCGTATAATAATGTCAACAATACACGGAGCAAAAGGAGGAGAAGCTGACAAAGTTTTACTTATGCAGGACCTAACTAATGCCGCGCTAGAAACATTCAGTCACGACCCGGATGAATTACATAGATTATTTTATACTGGAGCGACGAGAGCGAAGCGTGAATTACACGTCTTGGATCCTAAAAGTTTTGATCGAGCTTATATAATATGACACACAAAGATATATTTAAGGAGTCTACATACAACTCCTTAGAAAAACAAGTTGGCGGAAAACATTATCGCAATATGAAGATTCAGCCAGCTCATTTTATAAATGAAAACAAGTTGCTTTTTGCGGAAGGCAACGCTATAAAGTATATCTGCAGGCACGCTGCAAAAGGAAAAGAGGAAGATGTGAAGAAGGCAATTCATTATTTAGAAATGATTCTTGAAAGGGATTACTCGTGAGAAGCACACAAATTCCGTTGTTTAGTCCAGAAACGGAATGGGTAATGCCAGAAGAATTAAAAAGTTTAAAGGGCTACAAAAAAATAGCAATAGATTTAGAGACTAATGATCCACATCTAAAAGATTTAGGATCAGGTAATGTAGCTGGAAAAGGGCACATTGCGGGCATTGCGGTGGCCGTAGAGGGCTGGTCAGGGTATTTTCCAGTGCATCACGAGCAAGGTGGAAATATGGACAGAAAACTCGTATTTTCTTGGCTTCAAGATATATTTAATCAAACCGAAACAACCTTTATATTTCACAATGCAATGTATGATGTATGTTGGTTGCGTAAAGAAGGTTTGTCAATAAAAGGCCACATTGTTGACACAATGATTGCGGCCTCACTAATTGATGAAAACAGACTATCTTATCAATTAAATACTTTAGCAAAACACTATGTTGGTATTGGTAAAGATGAAAAAATTTTATTAGAAGCAGCAAAAGATTATGGATTAGATCCTAAAAAAGATTTGTGGAGACTACCTGCTTTGTTTGTAGGACAATATGCTGAACGTGATGCTGAGGCAACTTTAAAACTTTGGGAAAAATTAGAAACAAAATTATATCAAGAAGAGTTATGGGATGTATTTAACTTGGAGACAAAATTATTTCCGTGTCTTGTTGATATGAGATTTAAAG